TTAACCGGCGTTGATCAATGGATCCAGGACAACCATACGCTGGCAGGCGGGATCACTCAACTGGTGGCGGGGGGCGGGCTGCTGATTGCCGCACTCGGCGGGATCGGTTCCGTGGTGGTGCCGGTACTCAGTGGCCTGAATCTGTTGATGGCGGGTGCCGGGATTCTAAGTAGCGTGTTTACTTTTGCTGGCGGGGCGATTGTTGCGGCGCTGGGGGCGATCACGTTGCCCATAGGGATTGTGATTGCTGCTATCGTCGGCGCTGCTGCGTTGATTTACCAGTACTGGGAGCCGCTCAGCGCGTTCTTTGGCGGGGTGGTTGAAGGGATCAGTGCTGTGCTGACGCCACTATTCGAGGCATTTAAACCGTTAACGGTCATTTTTGATGAGGCAGGTAAGCAGATTGACAGTGCTTTTGACAGTATAAAGGCGTTTTTCTCACCGATTGAAATGACGGCGCAGAAGCTGGAGCAGTTGGGGAATCTTGGGCGTTTTGTCGGTGAGGCTCTGGTAAATGGATTGAGTTTACCCCTGACGATTTTACGTACGCTCGGTGGGAAAGTCAGCTGGCTGCTGGAAAAGCTTGGGTTAGCCGATAAAAAAGCGGCCGATGCAGAAACCTCGCTGAGTGACGATCCGTCAGCACAACGTCCCTCGGGCGCCCTGGGGGGCGCAGACTTCGCTGCGCCGGATACTCCCGCACCTGTCGCCTTTGGCGGTGCCCGCTATCAACCCGTTACAGCGTCCAGCACCAGCAACAGCCAGCAGAACACCTTTAACAGCAGCTATGTGATCAACGTTCCTACAGGTATGGGGGAAGCGGAGGTTCGCACGATGATCGACAACCATCAGCAGCAAACGCAGGCGCGTGCCGCTATCAACCAACGCAGCAGCTTCTGGGGGCAATAAACCATGATGATGATACTCGGCATGTTTATTTTTAAACGTCGCACTTTGCCATTTCAGACGATGACGCAGGAAAGTGCGTATCGTTGGGCAGCGGGCAGCCGTATTGGTACTCGCCCGGCACAACAGTTTCTGGGTGTCGGCGAAGAAAACATGACGTTGCAGGGCGAGTTGCGCCCGGAAATCACCGGGGGAGCTCCTGCGTTGGCGGCGCTGATGGATATAGCAGAAGCGGGGCAGGCATGGCCTTTACTCAATGGTGAAGGATTTCTTTATGGCATGTTTGTCATTGAAAATATCAACGGTGTGCATGCTGACTTACTGGAAAACGGCACGGCTCGGAAGATCAATTTTACGCTAAAACTGAAACGAGTCGATGAATCGAGAAGTGCCATGTTCGGTGATCTCAAGCAGCAGGCGGAGCGAATTTACGGCAATGTGAGTTCCCAGGTCTCAACCCTGGCAGGGAGCATCGTATGAATAACAGTTTACCGGTGGATATCGGTGCGCCGTTGGCACCTGACTATCTGATTCAACTCAATAATCTGGATATCACTGAGAACCTGCGGCCACGCCTGCTGAGTATGACCATTGATGATGCTCGCGGTTTAGAAGCTGACGCGCTGACGCTGTTACTGGATGACAGTGATGGCAGGCTCATGATGCCGCAGCGTGGCGCTATCCTGCGGGTGTATATCGGCTGGCAGGGCAGGCCACTGTTCTGCAAAGGGGATTTTGTTATTGATGAGTTGCATCACAGCGGTGCTCCCGATCAGTTGAAGCTGGTCGGGCGCAGCGCCAATCTGAGTGATTCGTTAATGGAAAAGGGAAACCATTCATACGATAAGACCACGCTGGGGGCCATGGTATTGCAGATTGCGAAACGCAATGAACTTGGGGCAGAAGTTGCTGGTGAACTGGCCTCAATTGAGATTGTTCATGAAGATCAGAGTGGTCTTACCGACGCGCAGTTTCTGACCACCATGGCAACAAAATATGGTGCAACGGTCACGATCAAGAAGGACAAAGTGTTGATGCTGGTACGGGGGGCGAACAAAACCGTCAGTGGGCAGGCGATCCCACAACTCCTGCTCACACGTAAAGACGGTGATAAGCATGATTATCAGGTGGTATCACAGATGCATTTTAGTGGCGTTAAGGCCAAATGGATGCAGCTCGATAAAGCCAGCAGTGGCACGGTGAGAGTGTTCCGAGTCATCCCTGAAAACCAACCCGAGCGTTTTCCCGGCACGGCCAGACAGGACATCCCGCAGCCGCTTTATGAACGTTATGCTCAGATACCTGGGGTATTTAAAACCCAGGAAGAGGCGATGGACGCCGCGAAGGCTGACTGGAAGAAACGCCAGGCGATGACCGCGAGCATGAGTTTTGTGATTGCTCAGGGAATGCCAGTGTTGATACCGGAAACACCGATACGGTTGAGCGGGTTCAAAACGATGATTGATGCCCAACAGTGGACAGTAATCAAAGTGAATCATGTGATTGATAATAATGGATTTCGTACAACGGTGAACCTGGAAAAATCGGTGGGTGGTGAAACCTGGGACATTGACGTTAAACCGAATAATGTCACGGGAAGTGAAAAAACCACTTGATGATTCACTTAAAGTGAATATAATTAGTTAAATTCACAATGTGTGAGTTTAACTGATGACCAGTGGAGGTCAGCCATGATGCCTTGCCCGATTTGCCAGCATAACAGCCATGCCCGTTCCAGCCGGATACTCAGCAGTGAGACCAAGGAACGCTATCACCAGTGCCAGAATCTGAACTGCAGTTGTACCTTTAAATCGATGGAGAGTATTACCGGAATTGTGGCCCGGCCGGTGGAGGCCACCACGCCGCCACCGGCAGCGGTGAAAACCCGTACCAGCCGTCTTGGCAGCTAACCCCAGCGGCGGGTTTGTGCCCGCCCTGGTTTTTGCCTGTCCCCCATCCCGCCAAACTGCGCTATCCTGTTCTGCTTCTCAGGCGAACGCTGGCGCAACCATGACAAACTCTTCTCCGAACGCTCCCCTCTTTGACGGTCATAACGATGTGTTACTGCATCTCTGGCTGCACCATGCGCAGGATCCGGCGCAGGCTTTCCTGCATCAGCGCCTCAGTGGCCATCTTGACCTGACGCGGATGCGCGAAGGCGGCTTTGCCGGCGGTCTGTTTGCGATTTTTGTGCCGCCAGCGGATTACGTGGCGAAGTTCCCCACGCGTCAGGCAGAGCCGTTCGATGCGCTGACCATCACCGGAGAGCAGATCGCCATCCTGCAGCAGCTGGAGGCGCAGTCGGCAGGCCAGGCGAAAATCTGCCGCGGCGTCAGCGACATCGAGCAGTGTATGGCAAACGGCGTGCTGGCGATGGTGATGCATATGGAAGGTGCAGACGCGCTGGATGAGGATCTCAGCCAGCTGGAAAGCTGGCAGCAGGCCGGGTTGCGCAGCATCGGGCCCTTCTGGAATCTGCCGAACCGCTTTGGTACGGGGATCAGCGGCAGCTTCCCGGGTTCACCGGATACCGGAGACGGGCTGACCGCCGCAGGTAAGCGTCTGATCCGCGCCTGCAATCAGCGCCGCCTGATGATCGACCTGTCGCACATGAATGAAAAAGCCTTTTGGGACACGGCGCGCCTGAGCGAAGCGCCGCTGGTGGCCAGCCACTCAAATGTCCACGCCATATGCCCGCAACCGCGCAATCTGACCGACAGCCAGCTGGCCGCTATTGCAGAAAGCGACGGGCTGGTGGGGCTGAACTTCGGTACGGCGTTTCTGCGCCCTGACGGCAAACGTGACGGCGATATGCCGCTCAGTGTGATGGTGCAGCACCTCGATTATCTGCTGGAAAAACTGGGGGAAGACCGCGTTGCTTTTGGCTCGGATTTTGACGGCATCAATCTGCCCAACGAGATCGGGGATGTGACCGGGCTGCCGCGCCTGCTGGATGCGCTGCGTGAAGCGGGTTACGGGGAACCGCTGCTGGCTAAACTCTGTCGAACCAACTGGCTGCGGGTACTGAAAAAAACCTGGGGTGAATAAGATCTGAGTTTTGAACCAAATAGTTCAAAAACAGCATAAACCGCGCAGATTTTAGGGTTGATATCGATTTATCATAGGCGCAACATCTGTGCCGCCAAATTCCTGTAATTTGACAACATGCCGATCATTTGCCGACACTGAATGCAGTGCGGCCGTTTTTTAAACACCTGAGGAAATGACTATGTGGACTAAACCGACCTTTATCGATATGCGTCTGGGCCTGGAAGTGACTCTGTACATCTCCAACCGCTAATTCGCCGTCATACTTCAAGCTGCAACTGCGTTGGCTGCGTGTGCTCACCCCGGTCACTTACCTGAGTAAGCTCCCGGGGATTCTCACACTTGCCGCCTTGCTGCAACTCGAATTATTTAGGCTAATGCCTGATCTCCCTACTTCGCACTGTCACTGCGACAGCACGAATTATTCAGGTAAGTCATGTGGATGCCTGCGCTGTAGCAGGCATTTTTATTTCTTCTGCTGGTTGACCCATGAAAATCAAAGTTCTCGGCTCTGCGGCTGGCGGTGGTTTCCCACAATGGAACTGTCACTGTCACAACTGCCAGGGCGTACGTGACGGCACT